ATAGAAGAAATAAAACCCTTTTATATGTGTGTGGGTTCACATACAGCTAGGCGTACATTTATAACGCTTGCAGCCAACAACAATGTGCCAGATCATGTCATAATGGCCATATGTGGAATAAGGGATTCTAAGACTTTAAAAACGTACAAAAAGTTTCAAGAAAAAGAATTAGAAAAATGGGTTAATTCTATTTTTTAACAGCTTGACCAGCTTTCACACTTTCTAATCTTTCTAATAAATATTCTTCGTACTCTATTATCCAATATTCCATGATCTGCTGCTTCTCTTTATCTGTAAAAACATCAGAACATTCGTTAAAAAATTCAATGGTTTTAAGAGCTTTATGCATAGATTACAATATAAATAATAAAACCTAAATATAATACGTTTGTCAAAATTTTTTAATACCAAAAAAGGACTTAAACTCCGTTTGTTTTTTTCTTAGTTATAGTTTTGTGCGCTCCATGAAGTTCAAGACCTAAAACTCTAGCTTTTACTACTTCCATTTCTTTAAGTAACTGATCAATTTTTGGATTTAAAACTTCCAAAACTTGTTTTGCTGTGACAGTTAAGTCATCTTCTAAAGCTGTAGAACCTAAGTACATTGAGCCATGGCCAGTCATTAGCCATTCTCTATTGACTTGTGTAAACCTAGTACAGATTTTATCTAAGAGCTTTTTAGAGATTTTAGCATCTCTATTAAAGATGTTATAAATGGTTGTAGCTCGATCCATGCCTAATTCTAAGGCAAATGATCTAGGGTTTAGGCTCAAAGAATCTAACAATTCCTGTAAGCGATTTGAGTGTGATGACATGGTGTTTGTTCAGTGTTACGTTAATGTACTCAAAATGTACGTTTATACAAATTAATTACTAAAAAGTTATCATTTA